GACCACTTCGATGCCTACGCCCGGGCCTACTGGGAGCACTACGCCGCCGAGTTGAACGAGAACGGCCTTCTCACCGCCCTCGACGGCCCGGAGTTCGGGCTCCTCTGCCAGGCTCTCGGCCGAAGCCACCGCTACTCGGAGATCCTCGAGGCCGAGGGAGATCTCTACGTCACCCCGACCGGGTTCACCCGGATCCATCCAGCGACGAAACTCAGGGGTCAGGCCGAGAAGCTCATCACCCAGCTGGCTCCCCGATTTGGGATGAACCCGTCCGCCCGCTCGAGTATCGATATCCAGAAGCCGGCGAAGAAGGACGATGACGAGCTTTTCCTGTTCGGTCAGGCCGGGCCGCAGCTGGTGAAGGACGAGAAGCCGAAGAAGAAACGGGGGCGGAAGCGTGCTTGACTTCAAACCCCCGAAGAGGCGCGTCCGTGGGAAGCTCGAGCGAGCGGCCCGGGCCCGGGCCACCGAGGACCGGAAGCGACTCCCGAGACTCGGCTACCGGTATGTCCCCGAGCTCGGCCGCCACGCGGTCCAGTTCTTCGAGCGGTACCTCCGGCACCACGAAGGCGAGTGGGCCGGTCAGCCATTCAAGCTCGAGGAGTGGCAGAAGTTCATCCTCCGGGAGGTCTTCGGCTGGATCCGGCCGGATGGCTCCAGGAGGTTCCGGGAGGCCTACGTCGAGGTGGCCCGAAAGAACGGGAAGAGCACGAAGCTCGGAGGCGTCGGCCTCTTCCTGACCATCGCCGACGGGGAACCCGGGGCCCAGGTCTACAGCTCCGCCACGAAGCTCGACCAGGCCCGAATCATCCACAACGTGGCGAAGGCGATGCTGAAGCAGTCGCCCGCCCTGGAACGTTTCGCCGATCAGCTCCGGGACAACATCTCGTGCGAGCGCCTGAACTCGTTCTTCCGTCCCCTGGGCGCCGACTCCAAGACTCTCGACGGCCTGAACGCTCACGGGAACCTCGTGGACGAGCTCCACGCCCACCGGGACCGGAAAGTCTACGACGTCCTGGTCACCTCCATGGGCGCCCGTCGCCAGCCGCTCACGTTCATCATCACCACGGCCGGTCTCTACGACCCCGAGTCCATCGGCTGGGAGCAGCACCAGTACGCCACTCAGGTCCTCGAGGGCGTGATCGAGGATGAGAGTTTCTTCGCGTTCATCGCCGCAGCGGATCCGGAGGACGACTGGACGGATCCGGTGACCTGGTGGAAGGCGAATCCCAACCTCGGGAAGGCGGTGAAGTGGGAATACCTGAACGAGCTCTGCGAGAAGGCGAAGCGCCAGCCCTCGTTCCTGAACACGTTTCTCCGCCTTCACCTGAATATCTGGACCCAACAGGTCACCCGGTGGATCTCGCCGAAGGCGTGGAATGCGTGCGAGGAACGGGAACCGGAGCCGGAGCTCCTCGGCCGCCGAGCGTTCGCTGGTCTGGATCTCTCCTCGAAGATCGATATTACGGCCCTGGCCCTGGTCCTCCCGGCCGAGGACGGATTCTACGACGTCGTGATGAGGTTCTGGATCCCGGAAGAGACGGCCCTCCAGCGGAGCCAGGACGACAGGGTTCCCTACGACGCCTGGCTCCGGGACGGCTGGATCGAGGCGACACCCGAAAACGCGATCGATTACGACTTCATCGAGGCCGAGATCATGGAGCTCGCGAGTCAGTATGAGGTTCGGGAGATGGCTTTCGATGGGTGGAACGCCATGCAAACGGCCATCCGGCTGGGCCAGGAGGGCATGCTCATGATCGAGACCCGCCAGGGGTACCGATCCATGTCCGAGCCCTGTAAGGAGCTCGAGGCCCTTGTAATGAGCGGGAAGCTCCGGCACGGGGACCACCCGGTCCTGAACTGGATGGCGAATAACGTGGCCGTCACCGAGGATCCGGCTGGGAACATCAAAATGGCGAAGGACAAAAGCACGGAGAAAATCGACGGAATGGTTGCACTGGCGATGGCGTTGGGACGAGCGATCGTCCAGGAAGGTGACGGTCGGTCGGTCTACGAGGAACGCGGGTTCCTGAGTCTGGAGGCCTGAGCGTGGTTAGCGATCTCCTCCTTTGGATAGGTGCCCTCCTCGTGGCCGCCGGTGCTGGCCTTTTTCACCTCGGCCTCGGCCTGATCGTCGGGGGTTTTCTCCTGATTCTCCTCGCATTCATGAATGAGATCCCCTCCAAGAAACGTAAGGAGCGGCCGACATGAGCATGGTCGGGAGGTTTCTGGAACACCGGGGCCAGCTGCAGAACCCGGACCGCTGGTTCATCCGCCACCTCCTGGGTACGGAGACGGCATCAGGCGCCAGCGTCGACCAGGACTCGGCCCTGGGCTCAAGCGCCGTGCTGGCCGGCCTGAAGAGGATCTCAGGGGACGTCGGCTCGATCCCCCTGAAGCTGAAGGAAGAAACAGCACCGAGGCAGAAGCGGGACGCCAGGGAGCATTCAGTCTTTCAAGTCCTTGGAAATCCCAACCCGGAACAAACCTCTATGGACCTCCGGGAGATGCTCACGGGGTTCTATCTCTCGGCTGGGAACGGCTACGCTGAGATCGTCCGGGATGGTGGCGCGGAAGTGAAGGAGCTCTGGCCCATCACACCGCACCGGGTGACGCCAAAGCGGGACAAGAAGAGGCGGCTCTGGTACGAGGTCCAGCTCCCGGACGGCGGGAAGGAGATAATCCCTCAAGAGAACATGTTCCACCTGAAGGGGTTCAGCCGGAACGGGGTCCTGGGCATCGACACGATCAACAAGATGCGGGAGACAATCGGTCTCACGCTCGCCCTGGAGGAGTACTCCGCTCGCTTCTTCGCCAACGGTACGACCCTCTCCGGGTTCCTGAAACATCCAAATACCCTGGGCAAGGAGGGTCACGAGAAGCTCCAGGCCGACTTCCGGAAGAAATACACGGGACTCCGGAACATGCACAGAACCCTGATCCTCGAAGAGGGGATGGATTGGATCCAGGCCGGCGCTCCTCCCGAGGCGGCCCAGATGCTTCAAAGCCGGAAGTTTCAGATTTCCGAAGTGGCCAGGGTTTTCATGATTCCGCCTCACCTCCTGGGGGACCTGGAGCGGGCAACCTTCTCCAACGTCGAACAACAGTTCATCGAGTACCTGACCCTCTGCCTCCGCCATCACTTCGTTCGCTGGGAACAGGCCGGAGACAAGCGGCTTCTTCTTCCCTCGGAAAGGGAGAGGTTCTACCTGAAGCACATTCCGGCCGCCCTCCTCCAGACCACGACGAAAGAGCGGTACGACGCCTACGCCGTGGCCATCAACAACGGCTGGCTTTCTCCGAACGATGTCCGCGAGCTCGAGGATCTGAATCCCGTGGAGGGCGGAGACGTCTACCTGGTGCCGCTGAACCTGATCCCCGTCGACGCGGTCGGAGATCTCCCGGGGAGCTCGGAGGGATCGACTGAGGGGGAAGAGGAGGAGGACGATGACGACCTCCCGGAGGTCAAGGCGGTTCGGTCCTTCAACCTCCTCGAGGTCAGGGCCCAGCGATCGGTTACGGCTCGGCTCCGCCTCCGAGGTGTCCACGAGCGCCAGCTCCTGGCTGCAGCTGGGAGGGCGGTCGGTGCCGAGATCAAGGCGGTCCGGAAGGCGATGAAGGAGCAACTCGGCGAGCGTGGAATCCAGGGGTTCACGCTCCAGCTCGAGGAGGCCTATGCCCGAGAGATCGAGCCCATGATCGTCCGCGAGCTCGAGCCGGCCCTCCTGGCATTCGCCAAAGAGGTTTACCGAGAGGCCTGTGGTGAGGTCGGATCCGATCCGACGCCCCCGAAGGAGCTCACCACGTTCATCCGCCAGTATGCCGAGAACCTTGCTCGTCGCCACGTCAGGAGCTCGCAGGGACAGGTCCGGAAGCTGATCCTCTCACAGGAGGACGAGGATGCGATCATCGCCGCGGTGGATGGCCGCCTCCTGGAGTGGGAAGAGAAGCGACCCGGGAAGATCGCCTCGAGGGAATCCGTTGAGGCCGAGGGCGCCGTGGCGAAACTGGCCTATACGGCCGCCGGGATCCTGGCGCTTCAGTGGGTGGCCAATGGCGAGGACTGCCCACTCTGCACTGAGCTCGACGGCCGAACCGTCGGCATCCAGAGTGCGTTCCTGAACAAGGGCGACACGCTGGACCCAGGGGGTACGGCACCCCTCAAGGCCAGCCGGAGGTTCACCCATCCCCCGATTCACCAGGGCTGCGACTGTTCGATCGTGGCCGCGATTCTCTAGGAGGCATCATGCCACAGATCGAACAAAAGGAGACCAGGGAGTTCACCATCCAGGAGTTCCGGGTGACCCGGGCCACCGACGACGAGCCGGCCAAGATCGCCGGCCATGCGGCCGTCTTCAACCAGCTCTCTGAGGACCTCGGCGGGTTCAGGGAGAAGATCCAGCCCGGTGCCTTCAAGGAGGCGGTGAAGGGCGATGTCCGGGCACTGGTGAACCACAACTCGGACAAGGTGCTCGGCCGGACGAAGAGCGGAACCCTTGACCTCGAGGAGGACGACAAAGGCCTCGCCTTTGAGCTCGTCCTTCCGGACACGCAGCCGGCCCGGGATCTGACGGCATCCATGGAACGGGGCGACGTCGATCAGATGTCCTTCGGGTTCCGCACCCTCGAGGACAAATGGGAGACCAAGGACGGGGAGGATGTCCGGACCCTCGTGAAAGTGGAGCTCTTCGAAGTCAGTCCGGTGACGTTCCCGGCCTATCCCCAGACGGACGTCGCTCTCCGGAGTCGGGATGCCTGGAAGCAACCCGAGACGGTATCGGAGGACGAGAAGCTCCGGATGACGATGCGCCAGGAGCTCGAGGAGGCGATCGGTTAGGATGTGGAGCTTGATCTCCGGCTCTGAGGAGTGGTAGGTTGAAGGAGTAGTTACATCGGCTTCCATGCCGCCCTGAAACGTTCAGGCGGGCTTACGAGTAGCGACCAGCGGCATGTGAAGTAACGAGGTACCGGCCTCAGAAGCGTCTGAGCGCACGGGCTTCCCGAAACCCATGAATCCATGGGGTCGGAGCCTGTGCGCTTTTTTTTGTGCCCTCCGACCCGCCAAACCGGAGGGTGACAATGCCCACCTTGCTCGAGCGAGCGAATGAGAAACTTCGCGAGCGGAAGAAGCTGATCACCGACGCCAGGGCTCTCCTCGAGAAGGAGGAGATCTCGGCGGAGGACCGCACCAATCACTCCACGATGCTGGACCAGGCCGACGAGCTCCGGGTCGAGGCTGACGGCCTGAAGCGCCAACACGAGGCCGATGCCACGCTGGAGGATCTCCGCACCGTGTCACCTCCCGCCGGTGGCGACGGTGGAGGGGGCGAGCAACCGGTGGAGATCCGGACCGCCTACGGTGGCCGACTCGGCGCACCAGCTGGTGAGCGGATCTACCGGGTCGAACCCGGCACGGACGAGTTCCAGCGAACCACGCCGGAATACCTCGCGGGATTCAGGCGGGCCCTGGCTGTGACCTCCATCGAGCAGATGCGAGCCCTCCAGGCCGGAACGGACTCGGCCGGCGGATACACCATTCCGCCCCAGGACTTCATCGCCCAGCTGATCAAGGCAAAGGACGATCAGGTCCTGATCCGTCCGAGAGCCACCGTCTATCAGGTGCCGAATGCCGACTCCCTCGGCGCCCCCTCCCTCGAGAACGATCCGGCCGATGCCGACTGGACCACTGAGCTCGCCATCGGGTCCGAGGACTCGACGATGAGCATGGGCAAGCGGGAGCTCCGCCCCCATCCGCTGGCCAAGTACATCAAGGTGTCGAAGAAGCTCGTCCGGGCCTCTCCTCTCAACATCGATGCCTTGGTCCGGGACCGTCTCGGCTACAAGCAGTCCATATCCGAGGAGAAGGGCTTCCTGACCGGCACGGGTGCCGATCAGCCGCTCGGCGTGTTCACGGCGGATGACGACGGGATCTCCACGTCCCGGGACGTGTCCACGGGGAACACCACCACCTCCATGACCTTCGATGGGCTGACCGCGGCCAAGTACAACCAGAAGGCAGCCTACTGGCCGGAGCTCTTGTGGATCTTCCACCGGGACGGTCACAAGCAGATCGCCACGCTCAAGGACGGAAACGGCCAGTACATCTGGCGGGAGAGCGTCCGGGCAGGAGAGCCGGACCGACTCCTGGGCTTCCCCGCCCTCATGAGCGAGTACGCTCCGAACACGTTCACCACCGGCCTGTACGTCGGGATTCTCGGCGCTTTCAGCTTCTACTGGATCGCCGAGGCGCTGGACATGTCTCTCCAGGTCCTCGTGGAGCTCTACGCAGCCACGAACCAGAACGGCTACGTCCTCCGGTCCGAGGTCGACGGAATGCCGGTCCTGGAGGAGGCCTTCACCCGGGTGAAGCTGGCCTAGCCGGCTGATCCCAGGAGATCACGGAGACCACCTGAGACCGGGCGCATTAACCAGGAGATTCTGAAATGCCCAGCCAAGACCTACACAACAACATGGTTCCGAAGAAGGTGATCGCCCCCATCTCGCCGGCCGCAACGGGGACGATTTCCGGGACCGTGATCGACACGAAGAACTTCGACTCGCTCGAGTTCGTCATCATGGCCGGCGCCCAGACCACCACTGGGATCACGGTGACCCCCGTCATCAAGAGCGGGACGGTTACCGGCACCCTCACCTCCGAGGCCGATGCCAATCTCATCGGCACCGAAGCCGCCGCGGCCGCTCTCCTCGCTGGAGCCAGTGGAGCCGCCGGTGTGGCCAAGATCGGCTACAAGGGCTCGAACCGGTACGTGACCTGTGACCTCGTGGTCACGGCTGCCGCGTCCGGCGTCTACAGCGTGGGGGCCATGAAGGGCCATCCGCGGAAGGCGCCACAGACGTAAGCGCAGGGATTCCCTGTCTTTGAGGACTAGGACCCGGGGGAGGGTCGCTCCCCTCCCCCGGGGCTGTAACCAAGGGAGAAGGACATGAGCACCTACGAGCCGAAAATCTACCGGGAGCAGGGCGGAAACACGCTGGTCGTTCGAGCCAAGGACGGCGGCGTCATCAAGGGCCAGTCGGCCGCCGCCGGCACTCCTGCCCAGGCCGCCAACATCGCGGCCGTCGGTCTGACCACCGTCGCCTGGACCACCACGGACAAGGCAAAGGTCAATTCCATCATCACGGCGCTGAAGAACGTCGGCATCCTGGCGACGTCCTGACGTGGTGGACACGGAGCTTCAGCGCTATGTGCTGAACGGAAAGCTGCCGGAATCGGTGGCGATTGTCGCCATGGGCCCCTCCTCGGCGAACTACCTCCTGAACGCCGTGAACAAGTGGGATCGGCAAAAGTTCGTGGACGAGACCTGGGCCGTAAACGCCATGGGCGGCGTGATCGGTCACGATCGCCTCTTTCAGATGGACGATCTCCGGATCCAGTCCAGGCGGGCCGAGCTCACGCCGGACGGCGGGATCGCGGCAATGATGGGGTGGATCAAGAACCACCCCGTCCCCGTCTACACATCGAAGCTGTATCCGGAGTTTCCATCCGCCGTGGAGTACCCTCTCGAGTGGGTCATCAACCACACGGGCCACACCTACTTCAACAACACCGTTCCCTACGTCGTGGCGTTCGCCATCGCCCTCCGGGTGGCTGGCGGCGAGGAGGTTATCAAGGACCTCCACCTCTACGGCTGCGACTACAGCTATTCCGGGGGAGAGGCCCACAAACGGGAGCGGGGCCGAGCGTGCATGGAGTACTGGATCGCCATCGCCTTGAGCCACGGGATCCAGGTCCACATCGCCCAGGAGAGCTCGCTCCTCGATATGTGCGAGCCAGACGCTCTGTACGGCTACGACGCCGAACACATCACGATCGAGTGGACGGAGGAGGGGCGGTTCAAGGTCACGAAGGAGGACCTCCCACCGGAGAAGATCCCGTCGCCCGAAGCGATGGAGCTCCGCTACTGCAAGGACGTGCGGATCGAGGAACAGATCAAAAAGGCAACGAAGGAGAAGGGGACATGCCAAGAATCAAAATGAGGACCACGGCTGCCGGGCCGGAGGGGTCGTTTCAGGCGGACAAGGAATACGACGTGAGCGCCGAGCTCGCCGAGGCCTTCCTGAACGCCGAACCGAAGGCTGCGGAGCTCGTGCTCGGGAAGATGGAAACCGCCGATGCCCCTCCCCCTGAGGCACGGGACGAGGAGGACGCCGGCGAGGACGAGCTGCCCGACTGGCCACTGAAGATGGGGCCCGAGGAGTACCTCGAGAAACATCCGAACGGCCCGAAGGCTGTGCTCGCCAGGAAGATCCTGGACTCATGATCCAGGAACGGAACCGGACTCTGGCCTGGGTCCGCCGAAAGATCCGTGAAGCCGGCGGACCCGAACAGGCCAGCAAGGAGAGGCTCGCGGAGATCGCTGAAAAGGCGGGCCTCGAGGTCCGCCGCTCGGACGGGAAGAAGGGCACTCCCACGAAGGCCGACTACCTGGAGGCCCTGGACCTATGATCCTCATCGATGATCTCGAGACCTTCCTCGGTATTGCCGACGGCACCGACACCGCCCTCCTGATCGCCATCGAAGAGGAGGCCGTCGCCTGGTTCGAGAAACAGACGGGCCGGTTCTTCGGTGCCGAGGAGGCGGTGACGGAGATCGTCCTCGGTGGCGGCGAGTCCGACCTCTACCTGACCGAAGAGCCTGGCGGGACCGTCTCGGTCATCGAACAGGCCTACTTCGGCGCTACCCAGGAAACCATCACGGCGGCCAACGATGACGGCTGGGAAGTCCGGGACCAGCACCTCGCCCGGAAGGGCGGCTACGTCTGGCAACTCGGCTACGAGTACCTCGTCACGTACACCCGCGGCTACACCGAGGATGCTGCGGCCGTGGCCGACGTGAGCCCCGCCGATATCGACGCCCCGGCCGACGTGCAACGGGCCATCAAGGGGATCATCTCGTTTTGGTACAACGGTGGAGATCCAGCCTCCGGCACCAGCCAGAAGACCTCCGAGACCATGGGGAACTACAGCTACACCCGGGGCGCCATGTTCTCGAATGCTGAGGCCATGCTGAACGCCGTCCCAGGCCTCCGTGAGACCCTCGGAAACTGGGAAGATGTGAGGATCTGATGAGCATCGATCACCTCCTCGATCACACCGTCACCGTACACCGGCCGACGAAGGGCGACGATGCCGGCGGCATGGGCTCCCGTGAGGACAGCTGGGATTCCACACGGACCGGAAAGGCCGCCGCGATCCAGGTGAAGGGGGAGAGCCGGGACGATACGGGCGGCGGTGAGCGGACCACGGGCTCCTATCTCGGATTCATGGCGGCGGGGGCCGACGTCCAGGAGGACGACGTGATCCAGGTCACAGCGGGCCCGGACTCCTGGGGCTTCCTCGAGGTGGTCGGTGTGAGTTCGCCCCGCGGCCACCACACGGAGCTCGAGCTCCGGGACACCAGGAAGGACCCGACGGCATGAGCATGATCGACCTCCGCGGCCGCACCACGGGCGTCGACGAGATGACGTCGGAGCTCGCCGAAGAGGTGCTCGCCAATGCGGAGAAGAGTGTCGGCGAGGGGGCCCGAGTACTCGGCCGGGAGATGAAGCGGCTCCTCGGGAAACGGCGTGGGCCGTCGGCTCCGGGGCAACCGCCGGCCCGGGAAGAGGACTGGCTCTGGCGGTGTGTCGGTTGGACGCGGGCGAAGCGGTACGGCGACAAGGTCCAGGCGAAGGTCGGCATCGGATTCGGGCGCGGCTATTCGGCGCTTCAGGCCGCCCTGGCTCAGGGCGTGAATCCGTTCGAGTACGCCTGGACGCATGAGTACGGCGGGATCAGTGGGAAGAACCGGACCACACGGCTCCCGCCTCGGCCGTTTGCACGGCCGGCGGAAGTCCGGGTGGAGTCTGAAGTCGTCCGAATCCTGACGATCCACTGAGGTAACGATGCGATACGACCAGGTCTGGCCCGGCATCATCACGCTGATCAAGGCGGACGGCACGATCAGCGGTGTGGTCGGCACGGATGTCCGTGAGGCCCAGACGGGGAACCTCGTCGTGCCGAGCCTCGAGTGGACGTTCATCGCCGGCGCCCCCGCCGGGGAGATGCTCTACCGGTTCCAGGTGCAGCTGGATCCGTTCACCCGGACCATCGCCCAGCTGCTCACCGTCCAGAACCGGTTAAAACAGCGTTTCCACCGGGAGCGGGAGTGGAATGTGGGCGCCTACTGGATCACGTCGCGGTTCCTGGCCGAACGGAAGGAGCCGGTCAGGGATGGGATCCACTCCGGATCCTTGGATTTCGAGTTCCAGGTCGTGAGGACCCGATAGCTGAAAAGAAGAACCGCCGCCTGGGCGGCACAACGGAGGGAATCAACCCATGAGCATGAGTCTGTTGGACCTGACGGCCGCCGTCCGAACGATCGGGAGAGCCTCGGTTTTCTACGTCACCAAGTGGGATGGGACCACGAAGCTCCAGGACACCCTGACCCACCTGGGCGATACCGAAGGCGAGATCTCGATCTCCTTCGGTGACGAGTACTCGGACCTCACGCTGCCCGAGCTGACTGGGCCCGCAATCCACGAGCGGTACCTCAGCGGCATGAATCCGGTGGTTTCGCTCCCGATGTACCTGGCGGATCCGGCGATCCGGAAGATTCTGGATCCCGTCGGCTCGGCTGGTTCGGGGGGATACCAGCGCCGGCGGCCCGTGACGGAGTACACGCTGGTCCTCTTCCCCGAGGATCTGTTCATCGAATCCAATGCCCAGGTAGCCGTGGACTTCACCACGCCGGCCGCCTGGACCGTGGGAGGCGATGCCGCGACGGCCGCCCAGGAGACGCTGATCGACCAGGCGATCTGGTTCTGGAGAGGGCACTTCAGCTTCGCCCCGCTGGCCTACCGGCATGAGGACGCGGGGAAGGCCGTCGATACGGTCGATTTCCAGGTCATGCACGCCGACATCTCGACGACCTACATCCCCGACGGCCACCGGCTCTTCACGCTCGGGAATCCCTCGGACTACTCGATCGAGATCGACGCATGATCAACCGAATCGCCCCTGAGGTGATCGAGCAGAACCATCGGGAGTGGAAGGCGGAGCTCGGTCTGACCGAACCGCCTCCCGCTCCCAGAAACGTCCGGCCGGTCCTCTGGCTCACGGATCCGTTCCGGATCCCGTTTCGGGGCCGGTTGTGGGAGATCCCGCCGGTGTCGTTCGATGACGGCGCTCGTGTTCTCGAGTACCTCGCCTGGATAGATGGGATCAAGGAGGACCCGGGTCGGTTCGTCACGGAGTACCGGCAGAAGATGCGGGAGGTCACCCGCCTGATCTGGCGGTGTGTCAGGCCTTACTGGAGCCGGTGGGCCCGGATCCGGTGGCGGCTCGGCCTGATGAAGAACCCATGGCGGACGGCCTCCATGGAGGAGCTGGGAGAGATCCTGGGTTTTTTTTGGATGCGCCGGATGACGTCCCCCGTCCGGCACCCATCGCCCCAGGATCTTCTCGGCGGGCCCAGGACCTCCTCAGCGACCTCTATGAGTTCCAACTGAGGTACGGCCGGAAACCGGACAGCTGGCGGGACTTCCAGTACGGGCTCGGCAACATCGCCCGGGCGACAGCCAGAGAGATGCTCCAGGACCATGAAGCGTTTTTCCATACCCAGGTCAAAAACGAGGCTCGGGCCCAGTGGCTCCGGGCGACTCGGAAATTGGCGGGTGACTGATGGCTGACGGCAAGAAGGGCATCCGCCGCCTCATCGAGCTGGTCCTGGATCGGAAATCCGTCCAGCGCCTCGAGAAGGACACCCAGGGCGCTCTCAAAAAGGGCACGGATCCGAAGAAGGCGAAGCAGAACCTCTCGGTTATCGAGAAGGGAATGGGCCGGATCAAGGCCGCGGCACTGAAGCTCGGTGGTGTCCTTGCTGCCGCCTTCGGTGTCCGGGCCATCGCCCGGTTTGGGAAGGAGCTCGTCAGGACAGCGGCGGAGGCGGAGGGGATCTGGAACCGGCTCGGCCAGGCCGTCGCGAATGCTGGGAAGGACTTCGCCGAGGTTCGGCCGGAAATCGATGCCGTTGCCCGGGCACTCCAGGACCTGACCACGGTCGGCGATGAAGACTTCGCCATGGTCATGACGGAGCTCCTCACAGTCTCCAACGACTATGAGGAATCCCTCCACAACGTCTCCCTTGTGGCCGACATGGCGGCCGCGAAACAGATGGACCTCCGGACCTCCGCCCAGCTCGTCGGCCGGGTCATGGTCGGGGAGACTGGCACGCTCTCCCGCTACGGCATCGTCGTCCAGGAGGGCGCCGATGCGATGCAGGTCCTCCGCGATCGGTTCCAGGGGTTCGCGGAGAACGAGGCCCGCTCCCTCCAGGGCCGGCTCAAGCAGATCAACAACGAATGGGGCGACTTCAAACAGGCTCTCGGTGAGGCCATCCTGGCATCGGGAGAGGGAGCCTCCTTCCTCGACACCCTGAGAGAGGCGCTGAAACAGGCCACCTACTGGGTCAACGAACACAAGGAAGCTCTCGGTGGTGTAGCCAAGGCCATCGAAGAGACGGTGATCCCGGTCTTCCAGACCCTCCTCACGATGTACGCCCGGCTCACTCGAGCCGGCTACATGGCGGCCTCCGCCCAGACGAAGGTCCTCGGGGCCGTGGACAAGGTCCTCAACAAAGTCGGCCTGAAGGTCTGGGAAGGAGTCTATGACCCGGAGCGCCTCGAGCAGCTCGGCGCCTGGGCCGATGCCCTGGACGACCTGGTCAAGAACGGCATCCAGGAGCCGGCGGTGGTCCTCCCTCCGCCCCGCCGGCCCCAGGGTGGAGGCCGGTCCACGCCTCCCTCTGGATCCAGTGATTCGGGAAGCGAGCCCAGCAAGGACGAACAGCTCCAGAATCTCTGGCGGGACTACGGCGGGGCCATGGCCTCAGCCCAGAAACATGCCCAGTGGATCGACGGCCAGAAGAGCGCCTGGGAGCGGCTGAACTCCGAGATGACGGTCTCGGAGGAGAATGCCAAGAAGATCGAGCGCGGGATGGAGCGGATGTCAGCGGCTGCCCGCGCCAGCCAGGAGGAAATCGATCGACTGGGCCAGACCATGGCCTGGGCCTTCGAAAATGGATTCGCGTCGGTGTTCGCCGGCCTCGAGTCCATGGAAGATGCCGCAAAAGGAATCGGCTTCAGCCTCATCCTCGGCCTCACCGAGGGCCAGGCGGAGTATCACTTCGCCCAGGCCGCGGGGAAGCTCGCCGAGGGCCTCTGGCCTCCGAACCCCGCCGCCCTCGCATCGGCCGCGAAGCACGTCATGGCCGGCGGGCTCTTTTCGGCCCTCCGGGGCCTGGCCCGGGCCGGTGGCATCGGCGGGGGCGGCTCGAGCAGCTCTGGCGGTCTCGCCCGTGGTGGATCGTCCGCCATCACCGACAGCTCCACCACCGAGAAGCTGGGCCCCGAGGTGCACATCTACTTCGATGGTGAGGGCTGGAACGCCATGAACCCCCGGGTGCAGAGCGTCGTCTACAACGCCCAGCAATATGCCGAGGAGCGGTTCGGTGAGAATGCCACTGTGAAGACTCACAGGAGAACGAGATGAGTCACGAGCTCGCGTGGCGCTCCAGGTTCGTCTACGGGACAACGGGGAGCGAGACCACCTGGGACACCACGCACCCCGTTCAGGCGTGGATCCAGGAGATGACCCCGGTCGGCGGATCCAGGACATCGGCAGCTGGTGTGCCGGCGGCTCACGTCGTTCGGAGGGACTACAACCTCCACGTCACACTCCGCGTGCTCGAGTCCGAGCTCACAGATCTGTATGCGCTGATCGAGTGGGGGCAGGGTGCGGAGAGCTTCACCTGGTATCCCGATGTGGACGACACGGCGACGAGCTACACCGTCTACCTCGAGGCGCCGCTGGCCGGCGAGAGCTGGACCCCGAGCCGGGATCCGGAATTCCCCCAGGTCCTCCTCGCGCCGATCGTCCTCCGCCGAGTGGACGGCTATGCCTGGGATCTCCCGTTTTTCACTTAGGAACCGAGTAGGACACGACTATGAGTGACTTCATTCTGGCGGATGGCTTCGGGAACCTCTCCGATGGTACGCACACGGCGGGCTCGGACCGGGAGATTTTGGGAGATCAGTGGAGCCAGTTCGGCTACAACTTCTCGATTGAGGATCGCTCCGACGGCCGGAAATGGCTGAAGAACAACGGCTCTCAGTCGATCATCAATCTCTACACGGGCACGCTCGGCGGGCTGACCACGGTCCAGCTCTGCTTTCGCGTGATTCGGGCCACAGGTGCCCACGTCAAGGTCGCCTCCCTCTACGACGGCTCGGACAACATCGGCGGAATCCACATCAACGCCACGGGCCAGCTGGTCTATTCCACCTATATCGCCGGCGACGCTCCTCAGGCGGGGATTGTGGCGACAGGGCCCACGATCCCCCTGAACACCGAGACCTTCGTCGAGGTGGTCGTGGCACTGGCTGGCGGCACGGGTGGGAGTGTCGCGTTCTACGTCAATGGAGCCCACAGCTCGACGACCTCCTCCATCGATACGATCAACTACGGGACCAGCGTCACGGCGATCCGGTTCTTCTATCACTCGTCCAACTATTTCGGGATCCCGAACGGCTGGAAGTTCTCAGACATCGTCCTGCATTCCGGCTCGAGCCCGGTCGGAGATCTCGGCGTGTTCTACGTCGAAAGCGATACGGCCGGCACCGACTCGGACTTCACGCCGTCGGCAGGGGACAACGAGAACAACGTCGATGAGATCGGGCCGGATGAGGACACCACGTACAACGAATCGGATGGCACGGCCGGGCACCGGGACAGCTTCACCGGGGACGGAATCTCGAACGTCGATGTGTTGAGTGTCGGCACCCTCGTCCGGGCCCGGAAAACGTCGACTGGTGCCGCCTCTCTCCTGGTCGGCGCCCTCCACAGTGGGTCAGAGGATCAGAGCGCCGCGAAAGCCCTCTCTGAGGATTACCTGACGCTGCTCGAGTACTTCGACGACTGTCCCAGCACATCATCCGCATGGACCACCGCGCAGGTGGGCGCGGCTGAAGCCTCCTACGAGGTCGACTGATCCATGGCAGAAGTCACCCGGGTAACCCAGACCGGATTTTCGATTGTCGCCGAAGGCGATCCCGATATCCGGGTCACTCAATCCGGGTTCAACGTCATCGCGGCCTCCCGGGCATCGGCCCGGGTCACTCAATCCGGGTTCAACGTTATCGGGGAGCTCCAGTTTCCTCGAGCTCCGACGCTCACGGTCACCGAGCTGCCCGGTGCACTGTCCATCGAAACCAGCCAATTCGAGGCGGCGGACTCCAATCCGACGGACATCCATCTCGGCACGACCTACGAGATCACGCTGTCCACGGACCCAACGTTTGCCTCCCCGGTCGAGACGCTGGAGTACGAGGATCCGGATGCGGGTCTCACGTTCATCTACGTCCCGACACTCTCGGCGCTCACCACCTACCTGATCCGGGCAAAGCATACGGGGGTGACTGGAGGGGATTCGCCGTGGTCGGTGGTGGCCGAGGCCACCACTCTGGCCGACACCACCAAGCCGACCACGCCGACGGTGACGATCGAGGACTATGGCCAGGATTTCGTCGAGGCCGTGAGCTCCGCCTTCGCGCATGTGAGCGGCACGACGACCAGGGAGGCGTTCGATCCGAATAACCCGCTCCCGTACCTGGCGGCTGTCCAGTGGCAGCTCCGGGAGACGGTGTCCGGGACGGTGGTCTACGATAGCGGACTGATCCAGCCCATCACCCGCCCGGCCGAGTTCTGGGAGGAAGGCCTGGACGCTGGGAAAGCCTACCAGCTCCGGGTCCTCCACTTCGATGGCTATTTCAATGCCTCCTCGGACTGGAGCTCCTGGGCCGCCTTCACGACGGATTCAGCGCCGGCCCAGGCACCCAATGCTCCAGCTCTGACCGTCACCAACTGTGACGCCCAGGGCAATGTGACAGCCCAGGGTGCGGCCTTCAGCCATCCGGATGGCGGTGCAACCCATGCTGCCACCCGCTGGAGGGCAGCCCATCAGTACGGCGACGTCACGTCCTTTGTCACGACGGACCCCACCGAGCTCACCGAATACAGCTGGACCGATCTTCCCGCGGGCCTCTGGACCTTCGACGTGTCCTACCAGGACGACTCCGGTCGGTGGGGCACATTCGGCACCTCGGACACCTGTACCGTCCTCGAGGAGCCACCACCTCCCGAGTTCAATCACTACGGCTCGACACGGATCTGTGCCGACACGCTCCTGACATGGGATATGCTGCCGGTTCCGACGGGGCCGTGGCTCTTCCAGGCCCAGCTCTCCGATGACGATGGCGCAACCTGGACCACCCTCTTCTCGGCCCTGTCTGACGAGTTCTGGACGTTTTCGATCGCCGGCCGATCGGATGGTGTGTATCTATTCCGGCTCCGGGCCCGGTATGCGTCAACTGCCTACTGGAGTGAGTGGGCCTACATGGTGCTCCGGCTCGATCGCTCCTGCTCCGAAACCACCGTCTACGACTTCGCCACGATCACGAACATCGCCCAGGATCAGCCCGACTGGGAGGTCCTCTGGGATACCGATGATGTGGAATGGACGCCGGTCAACGACCAGGGCGAGGAAGGCGGTGGGTTCGGAATCCTGGGAAGCGGGTCGGTGGACATGCTCCGCCAGTCGGTGCTCGCATTCAAGGAACTCGGCCAGCCGACGCTCTACGAGGCGGAGGTCGAATTCGTCCTGATGGGCCGGGAGTGCATGTGGTACATGTGGCGCTGGGCCAACATGTACGCCATGCGGGGTGGATTGGCCTATGCAGCGACAGGCAAGACGAACGATGGAGATCGCGCTGGTGTGATCTCTTCCGTGAACTGCGGGAACTCGCCGTGGCCGTTCCCCCCGTTCGGCGGGAG